TACTGAAGTAACCGACCAGCGCTTTCGGTCTCGAATCTACGAACCTTTGAAGTAATCAAAGGTACGCGGATATATTCACTTTGTAGGGCCTGATCATACTTCACAGTACGAATCGGTGTCCCACAGAATGACTGGAAACCGAAAGCCCCGGAACCCACAGCAACAATCGGAACATCGTTCCTATGTGTTCGCTGCTGTAAATAGTTCGCAGTTTTCCAAAAACCTCTGTGAAAGAAGTTATTGGAAGCTGCTACCTGGCTTACAATGGATTCCGGGCGGCGCTCTCTCGGTGGCTTAGGAATGTATGATGGAGTCACATCGACCCCATTAAAACATTCCACCCCGCAAGACTCACGGAACTTTCCGTCTGTGAATGTCTTGTCGGGATTCACTTTAAAATCAAAGTGATTCAACAAGCTAACGAGAGTAGGCCCAGCGTCCGAGGGGATGACAATGTCATCTCCAAAGACGAGAACGCTCCCACTGCAGGATCTAATATTCTTCGAAATTGGACGTAACTCCCGTGCGATAAGTACGGAACTCACGCACAATCCGTAGAATACTAGACTTTCAATGGGAAAGGTGCAGGCACTTCCCATAGTACTGAATTTCTTCAGTGCTATGAGACGTGGTGACGCTTTATCGATCCGTTGTGAAAGATAATGCGTCCGACTTGCATTGAGTGCGTCTAAAAGATGTGGATTACATCTAAAGGCGCGTTCAATGAATCTGCAAGTCACACGATCACTAGCAGCTGACAAGTCAACTGTCCAGTAATCGTTGTGAACAGAAGCAGACCTAGCACGCTCTTGATTGGCAGTCTGATCATCGAAATGAACGGACTTACCAATGTAAGAGTGTTTTATGCGCGTAACGAAGTAATCAAGTAGTGCCTGCTGGCACCATTGATTAGCAGTTGGTTCCTTGGCAATAAGCCGAGGCCCCTTCTGTGTCTTCGGAACCATGCATAAAACACTAGGTACATCAGCCTTAGAAACTGGTGTACTAGTGGCTAGACTGTCAGCCCACTGGCTGAAATTCGCGAAAGCAAAATCAGCATATGGGAAGACAGGCTCAAGTCGAGATGGCCAACATGGGAAGTCATACTTGAAGAACTCCCCAAGCTTACCATCAGATACTGCACCACGTCCATGCTTCGCTTTCCACCGATATAGATCCAATGGACCTAATTCGATGGTGACATTGTCAAAGACTCTTTGACAAATGTCAAGATGAAGCCGAGGGATATTATGACGTTCAGGAAGAACATCATATAGCCCAGGATCAGCAGAAGGCGCATAGGACGAAAGGTCCATACGATCTTCCGTGGTCCCGAGTTCCTCTTCTCCCCATCTAAGTGTGGGGGGTGGGAGGGACTCTTCGGTTGTGTAGAACTCTCGGATAGTTTTGAACTTCCTTGAGTCATCGCACTCCACCTCGAGCTTTCTCGCCAGATTGTACATCTGGCGGATGGCCGCGATGGTGTGCACACAAGCATCTTGGCGAAGCATCCCGTTAGGCTGAAACACGGCCAACATCAACCCCGAGAAGAGTCTCGGGATGGGTGTTTTAGCATTGATAGTCTTCGTAAGAGGACCATCGAGCTTTGTGTAGCAGCCCTGAGCAAGGCACTTATCAAAGTGCTTTCCCAGGGCGGGGAAGTCCAATGTAAACAGTGGAAGTCCCCGTGCTTCAGCTAAAGAGGTGAGTCGAGACGAATCTCGTTCCACCCCTCTAACAGGTGTTGGGCTAAGCGATTGAAGGTCTTCAAGAACCTTCAGCGCAGCGCCTAGGATGTAGGTAACCAGGCTCTTAGACATGCTTAACTCCTCTTAGAGTTCGGTATGTCACCGGGCCCAGGACACCATCATCAGCGGTACAAGTACCGGAAGCTAAACCTAGGGAATCAAGATTCCCAAAGGTAGAGCTTATCAAGATTGGTATCGGTGAGGAAAAATGTAATTCCTTCACCGAGGTTAGTGATATCAAGAACAGCATCATCCGGACGATTACGTTGCGTGAACGATACCTCTCGGAATCGTTCAGGTGATGTAAGCGTCGGGAAGACTACCTGTGTGACCAACACATTGTGTCGCTCCACTTGGTAAGTCTCGCCGTTCTTGGGAGACTCCTTCGAATGACGTATCTTGACCCTTATCTCATCAGTAGAGATTCGGTTCAAGTACTCAGCCGAATACCCGTCTTGATTGATCTTACTACACACGCGAGGGGTCCCTCCGGACCCATCTAATGTGATAGTGATGGTGTCACCGAACATCTTACACCTACTTTCCTGTATCTAAGCCTTCTTCATCTTAGAAAGGTGAAGAGCGCTTAGAATAGCGAACTGCTCTCCCGAAAGGAAGGGCATGCTTGCAGGAAGCGGAGAAATAGAGGATAGAGTTCTATCCTTTACCTCGCGATGGGCTTCAACCGAGCCAACAGTAAGAAAGCTCGGTTTGGACAAGACTCTAGTTTCAGTATACCACGTTGTGTGTGTCATAAGACACATTGTGGTAGACTGTAACATAGCGACTGAGTTATTAGTTGATCGGAGAAAATCTCCGATATTAATAAACCAGTCGATCAACCACGTCCAAGGGAGAGATTCCCAAAGGTACGAGGTCATTTGACTAGAGTCTAGGCCAAGTACTAACTTCCTAGCATAGGAAGTCATTTCCGAATTTGACTTCGGAAGGGTAGCGTTCACCTTCCACCGACAGGTGGCCCAGGTTTCCGAAGAAATCTGTTCCATTACCTGCGCGGTAACAGAGGGTGTTCCAGCAATAGAATCCAGCAACAAAGTTGCTGAGGTACTATTACTAGTGCTATTACCCTGTACTCGGCCCCCAGCGCCGCCTTTATCTCGAAGATGTTCAAGCCTCCGTACATACCTATTGGTATGTTCAGAGAAATTGACCATCTTCTTGATATCGCTTATTAAGGGAGCTAAGCCAAAGTTCCAACCCAGGTAAGCTTTACCTCCATACTTGAAGGAAGTAAGCTCACCAGTGCTGGAACTAAGGAGTGACTTTCCTATAAAGCGAGCAAGTCCCGGTAGATCGCGGAATTCCGCGATGAACTGAGGTACAGACACGTGCGAACTGGCAGGATTACTCCTAGCAGTTAGTCGTTGTCCAATACCCGGGTTCGATACTACCGGAGCAGAAATTGTGGGCGCAGCTCTAGT